ATTACAGCTTGGTGTTAACAATAGCCTGCTTCCCCTTGCCTTTCGGCACGTAAGAGGCTAACCTACATTTGTGAGACATAGATTGGGCCTCAGATTAATGTTAAGCGTCTTGCAGGACGCGAAATGTTAACTGGGGCTTTTCTCTATCTGCCTTTCAGTGTTCATGCCTGAGACAGATAGCCTCAAGCACCCGCAGCCATTCTACTTAACTCACGTCACCTCGCCAATATGAAATCAATCAGAAAGGTGATCCATAAAATCACTCCTTCTCTTCTTTTCCGTAGTGGAGTTGGCCAATTTTGATAAGAGGGCGTCCCTGAGATTTGCGGTGTAGATTGGTATCGCGCAGAGAATACACACAGCCACAATATTCCTGCTGATAGAATTTTTCGCGCTTGCTGATTTCAATCATACGGGACGAGCCGCCCTGCTTGCGCCAGTTATAATCCCAGTACACCATACCCGGATAATGCGCAACAGCTCGCCGCCCACACTCGTTAACCTGCTGCATATTTTTCCAGCGTGAAATGCCCAGTGAACTGCTGATCACACTGAAACCATTTTCAGCAGCGTACAACGCTGTCCGCTCAAAACGCATGTCAAAACACATGGTACAACGGATCCCCCTCTCAGGCTCCCATTCCATTCCTTTGGCACGTTCAAACCAGTTGTCGGTGTCGTAATCAGCATCGATAAACGGCACGCCGTGTTGTTCAGCAAAGCGAATATTTTCATCCTTACGAATTAAATACTCTTTCTGAGGATGAATGTTCGGGTTGTAGAAAAAGATGGTGTAGTCGATTCCCGAGGCCTGAAGCGCCTCCATCACTTCACCGGAACATGGAGCACAGCAAGAGTGCAGTAGTAGTTTGTTTGCCCCGTTTGGGAGCTCCAATTTAGGCCGTTTGAAATCAGCAATAGTCATAAATATTTTTATTGGGGTCATGAAAATAGCACAGAGTGTAGCATCAGAGCAGGGCTATCGGGAATATATGTCTAAATCTGGTAATATCTGGTTTTGACGCAAAGCGGACAACCACGCTGGCTCTACCCTGCGCCATGAAAATGTCAATTCACATCTGAACTAATGCTCTTTAATCTAGTAACGTCTAAAATACCTAACATTTCCTTGATAAAATGCCAGTACACGCTGCATAGCTTCGCTCTTCCGGCACTCGCGACAGATTATATTCAGGCGCCTGTCGTAGCGGCGTATTTCGCCGTCTGGTAACGACCAGATAAGGTCCGGATCAACCACTGCAGGTTTCTTCACCTTTGCCCTTGAGAGTTTTTTGCGAGCATTTTGCCAGTCCTTACGCGCCTGTTCAGACGGGAATAACCCGTAACCAGAGTTGTATACATCGCCACTGGCAACCAGCTCTCTGGCGAGAACACTCATCAGATATCTTGTCGCACCTGTCTTGGCTTCCAGTTGCCGCAACGTCTCGCGACCGCTCAGACGTACAAGTTCAACAACCTGCCCTTTAATTTTTTCCCGCTCTTCTTGTGTAAATACTTTTGCCATAAGCGCCTCCGGCAATCACTTTTCCGATACAACACGGCGGGAAGAATCAGTAATCTGTCGAACAATATCCCGGTGCTTGTTCAGCTCCCGCAGCGCGGCGCAGACTCGCTCCCACTTCTGAACATCACTTTTCGCCCTGCGCAGCGCCAGGTTTGCCCTGCGAAGGGACGGAAAAATCAGCTCATCTGCTTGCGTTTCGGTAAACGATGGCAACGGCTGCACAATGTCCGCCACAGTTTCTGTTTTAATTTCTTCCTGTGTTGCGGCTTCCCGGACTGGTAACGCAGCACCTGCTGGCTGAGGAAAGGCCTTACCATCACTTTCCGTTACCAGCGCGGCTTTCGGCTCTGCTGGTAAATTATCGCCCGGCATGCAGTAACGAAATTTACCGTTCTGATTAACGCGTGCCAGCCGCCCCGTTGCGGTTACCACCGCCAGCGTGGAAGCAACCTTGCGAGTACTGACACCGAACTTACCCGCCAGTTCCTCACACGTTTTAGCCCCATCCTGACCGATAAACTCAATCATCATGTCTGCGGTAACTTTTTGTTCGACCTCCCCGGTCAGCATATCCTGTGCTTCAGATTTTACTGGCCGCTCTTCGGTTACCCGGGATTCACCTTCGCCAGCCAGAAACCAGGTGTGACCAGTTTTATCAACGACGCCTTTTCTTTTGAGTTCCCACAGCTCGTTGACAGCCTCTTCACGACTGATTCCAAGGCGAGCTGCCACCACATGTGAAGAGGCTTTTTTCAGTGCTTTCAGTGCGTCAGATACGGTTTCCATTAAAATTTCCTCCGGACAAAATTACTTCACAACCCTCATATTGCTGACATTTGGACGCCAGCTATCCCAGTTAAACGTCACCCATCGACCACCGTTCATGGTCATGCGGTCCATAATCCTCTCACCAAGAAGCGTACTCATTGCGGCATGATTCAGGTTTGTTAACATCCCGACACTGCACAGTGATGCTGTCCGGCGATCAATTATCTGGTGCAATACCACCTGCTCGTTTTTCGTCTCCCGCTGAACGCCTATTTCATCCAGGACCAGCAAATCAACCCCGCAAAGCTCCTGTAAAAATTTTTCCCCGGATTTGCCGTTGTCGTAGCTGTCATGCAACACGCTCATGACGTCAGACACGGTGACGATAATCACGCTGCGCCCCTTCACCATCAGCCGGTTGCCCATCGCCGCTGCAAGGTGATTTTTCCCGGTGCCGGTTTTACCACTGAACACAAAATTCGTGCACCCGGTCATCAGTTCGTCAGCTATGGATTTGGCCTGGCTCAGCGCGTATTTTTGCCCGTCGTTCTGCACCTGATAATTTGCAAACGAGCATTTGCTGTGCAGAGGCTGGATGCCCGAACGATTCAGGATTTTTTCCACCCGCAACTGGCGATTCTGGCGGTTAATCTCCTCGCTGCGTTTTCGTCCTTCAGCAAGTTGCCATTCCCGCCACTCCTCCACCGTCCGGTACGGTGGAACCGACCCCTGTGGTGCAAGTCTGCGAATACGTTCAAGAACCCCAACTGCCGCAATGTTTTTCATGACACGTCACCCCCTGAATCCCGGCGGTATTTCAGTGTCCGGTTCAGAAATGTGATTCACGCAACGCTGCGCAGGCGAACGCCCCAGGCGGATAACCAGTTCATCCCATTTTTCCCGGAGTTTTGCCGGACTCATGATGTTTTTTACCCAGAACGAATCCCGCTGGAGACGCCCAAACATTTCACAAATTTGTCTGTGAGTTCTGCCATCCAGCATCCGCATTGTGCGAACGTCATTGGCCCATGCTGTCCAGTTGGGTTCTTTCGGTCTAGTGATCTCGCCATCATAGCTGGCCGCCTGCTCGTAAAGACTCACGATTCGTCCCCAGATCCACTGTGCGCACACCAAATCTTCCTGACTTCCCCACTGGCGTTTTTTCGCACTGAACACAACCGCGTCAGGGTGTCGGGTTAAAAAATCCTGTTCAGCCGTCTGCGGGTCCGGTTGCGAAGCGTCCGGACAAGAAGATCTTTTATCTGACGGATCAGGTTTTAATACTGACGGATCGGGGTCAATCATCGCCCCCCTAATCGGCAGTTTTTTATCAACAGTTGATCCATCAAAATTTGACGGGTCAACCGTTGAGGGGTCAATATTTGACGGGTCAACTGTTAACGGGTCATTTTTTGCCGGGCTAATTTTTCTTTTCGGTTTATATGACTCACGCGCCGCCGCCGCAGCTGCTTCGAGTTTTTCCACATTAAGCCGATAGATATTGCTTACATTACGCCCACCGACCTTACGCTCTTCCTTCGTCAGCCAGCCCTCTTTCGCCAGTTCTGCAATAGCCGATTTCACTGTGGATTCACTTCTTGCACCGATCTGACGCCGGATAGTTTCAATGGCAGGCCATGACACGCCCTCGTCATTGCTGTAGTCTGCAAGACGGGCCATAACCGCCACCCTGGATAAGATCATGCCGGTGAAGGCGCACCCTTCCCAGACAAGACCATGAAGCTTGCTGCTCATAAAACCCCCGAACACCGTGCTTTTAGTGCATCACCACAGCATTCCCTGCCGGGCCGCCGCGATTCATCTGGTCATACAAAACAACCGCTGACGCAACAAAATCATCGACATCCTTCACCAGCCGATCCCTCCGTTCGACGATCTCACGGTAATATTCAGAACTGTGGCTGCGCATACGGGCCACCAGCAAAGGCGGCATCGCCTTTTCGATCGCCGGTAACAGAGCCTGCATTTTTTCAACAGCATCAGGGGTGTCTTTCTCTACCCAGCGGAAAATTTTCTGGGTATTGCGAGCCAGGGCTTCCGGATGGCTGTCGTCATACAGTTCTGGGAACGTCATACCCAACTCAAAATAAGCCTGGGTTATTCCAGCTGCTGGAACTTTTTCGCCATCAGGACGCGCCCAGGCATTCATCGCCATGCGGATGTGTTCATGCTTGATTTTCATGAATCAAGCTCCTAGAAAGTGGTTGTGTTAACGTTTTGGTATCTTCCAGCTCGGGCCAAATATTCATCCAATCAAAAGGCCTTAGTTGCTGACGTGTAACTTCACCATTACTGGCTCGCTCAATAAGGACACATAACGATGCCCCTAACACTTGACCTTTACTCAATGCCTTTCTTAGATAACCGATGCTGGTACCACACTCGCATGCAAACATACGCTGTTCATCTGACGAAAGAGAATTGAGAAATATTCTTAATTCTTCCATAGCTACTCCTTAGTAAACACAGCAAAGAATACCCACAGGTAAACAAAAGTCAATACCCACAGGTTGTTTACCTTGCGGTAATCGCATCTATTATTTACCTATGGACAAATATGAATTTAGACGACAGCAACTCATCAAAATTCGTGATGAGAAATGCGATGGTAAAGCGGTTAACGTGGCCAGAAAGATCGGGCGCGAGCCTTCTTATGTATCAAGAATGTTGTACCCAGAGGGGAAAAAGGGAAAAAAACGGATCGCTGATGATATGGTGGAGATTATCGAAGAGTCCTTTGGGTTACCCCGGGGATGGATGGATGGTATCGTTTCATCATCAACGAACACAGCCTCCAGTTATGAAACAAGGGTTCTAACGCCACGACAACGTATTTTTTTAGATCTCTTAGACGAACTGCCAGAAAGTGAAGCGGATAAATTATTAAAAACTCTTGAAGAGAAAAAACAGTATTACAATATGATCTACGAAGAAATCCGTAAAAAGAAAGCACAAAACGCATCATAGCTCACCAAACAACTAGTCACCAGTTAAGACACCGCAAAAATTTACCCATGGGTATTTACTTTTTAAATACCTATGGGTATCCTTCTTTTCATACCAACCCACCCCGCCCCACAGAATGCAGGGCAATACTTCGAGTTACCAGGCAGTGGTCAGGGGTTAAGTAGCCAGCCCGAGGCGTAAGAACATGACGGCAGGGTTCAACTTTAATAACTATGCAGCAGGTTTTTGTTCCGCTACCCCGGCGTTAAGGGGAAATGAGGTCAGCATGGATACTATCGATCTTGGCAACAGCGAATCTCTGGTATGTGGCGTGTTCCCCAACCAGTACGGTACGTTCACCGCAATGACGTATACCAAAAGCAAAACGTTTAAAACCGAATCTGGAGCGCGTCGCTGGCTGGAAAGAAATTCAGGTGGGTGATATGGATTTCGACACAATCATGGAAAAGGCTTACGAAGAATACTTCGAAGGCCTTGCCGAAGGCGAAGAAGCTCACAGCTTCAACGAATTTAAACAGGTGCTTTCCAGTTCGGCAAAATCTAATGGCTGATAAGCGAAACAGCACCGCGAGGAATCAGTATGCAGAAACGAGAACCCGTCATCATCGCGCCAGACTATACCAATGATGAACTTTATGAGTGGATGCACCAGAAAATTAATGCAGCGCAGGATCTGAAATGGGCTAATGAAGTCAGGGCTAAGCAGGCTGAAAATCTGTCCTCTCTGGAGCAGGATATCACCAATCTGGAAAAAGCAGCGGCATTAACCATTGCCAGAATGATTACATACCCGCGTTAATAGCTAACCAACGAAGCTAAGGTTGGTAATTAAGGAGTTCTCCACGGGTGAGGTGGAGTGCTTGCGCCGGACACGGGTGAGCATCCGGCACTGACAGTTTACTGAAAGGATATTTCCCTGAAAAGTCAGACCATAACGCGAAAGCGCACGGCGAGGTAGCTGGTTCATAGATAGCCTGTCGTTAAATTTTCGTCGACCGTGCGCTTCCGGTTGTGGCAATCCGCGAAATGGCGCGGCGGTAAGTATGGCGGGGTTATTCCTTCCCCCGTTGAGGACACCGGGTTGTCAGGTTGACCATACGCTTAAGTGACAACCCCGCTGCAACGCCCTCTGTTATCAATTTTCTGGTGACGTTTGGCGGTATCAGTTTTACTCCGTGACTGGTCTGCCGCCCTTTTTAAAGTGAGTTTTGTGATGCGGTGAATGCGGCTGAGCGCACGCGGAACAGTTAAAACCAAAAACAGTGTTATGGGTGGGTTCTCTGTATCCGGCGTTAATTGTTAACTGGTTAACGTCACCTGGAGGCACCAGGCACCGCATCAACAAAGTTCATTTGTAAAAATGGAGATAATTATGATTGCTCATCACTTCGGAACTGATGAGATTCCTCGTCAGTGCGTGACTCCCGGTGATTATGTTATTCATAAAGGAAGAACATATATTGCTTCGGTAAACAACATTAAAAAACAACGGCTCTATATTCGTGATTTTTCCACACAACACTGTATTAAGGAAACCATGATTAAAGTCTTCCTTGGTCGTGATGGTTTACCTGTAAAAGCAGAGTCATGGTGAGCAGTAATAAAATAACTGCCACAATACGACATTCAGCTTAATGAATACATCAGATTTGATTCTTATATGCCAGCAATGGCAGGGATTTGTTCATCCTTAAATCTGTCATGAGGTTAAAACAAAATGAGTAAAGTCTTTATTTGCGCCGCCATTCCGGACGAACAGGCAATAAAGGAAGAAGGTGCAGTTGCTGTAGCCACTGCCATTGAAGCTGGCGACGAACGCCGCGCCCGTGCCAAATTTACCTGGCAATTCCTGGAGCAATATCCGGCTGCTCAGGACTGCGCTTATAAATTTCTTATCTGCGAGGATAAACCCGGCATGCCCCGCCCTGCTATCGACTCCTGGGATACCGAATATATGCAGGAAAACCGCTGGGATGAGGAATCCGCTTCCTTTATTCCGGTCGAACCAGAATCCGAACCGATGAACGTCAATTTTGACAAACTGTCCCTTGAAGTACAGAACGCTGTCATGGTTAAGTTCGACACATGTGAAAACATCACCGTTGATATGGTGATTAGCGCGCAGGAATTGTTGCAGGAAGACATGGCAACATTCGACGGACATATCGTTGAAGCGTTGATGAAAATGCCAGAAGTTAACGCCATGTATCCGGAGCTTAAGCTGCATGCCATCGGGTGGGTTAAGCATAAATGTAAGCCTGGTGCCAAATGGCCCGAAATTCAGGCAGAAATGCGCATCTGGAAAAAACGTCGCGAAGGTGAACGCAAGGAAACCGGAAAATACACGTCTGTTGTTGATCTCGCCCGCGCCAGAGTCCACCGACAGCACACTGAAAACTCAGCAGAAAAAATCCCCCCTGTCACTGCAGTCATTCGTCGCGAATATAAGCAGACATGGAAAACACTGGATGACGAACTGGCCTACGCTCTCTGGCCTGGTGATGTGGATGCCGGAAACATTGACGGCAGCATCCATCGCTGGGCAAAAAATGAAGTTATCGACAACGACCGCGAAGACTGGAAGCGTATCTCGGCATCGATGCGCAAACAGCCTGATGCCCTTCGCTACGACCGCCAGACTATTTTTGGCCTTGTCCGTGAACGTCCGATCGACATTCACAAAGATCCTGTGGCACTGAACAAATACATTACTGAATACCTGACTACAAAGGGCGTGTTTGAAGATGAAGGAACAAATCAGAGCGCAACTGATACTCTCTCGTCGCCAGTACCAGAAACTGATGCAGTGGAAACGGCAATTCCGGACAACGAAAAAACCGAATGCAAAGTGGAAGTCGAACCATCTGTAGAGCGTGAGGGGCCGTTCTACTTCCTCTTCACCGACAAGGATGGCGAAAAATACGGTCGCGCAAACAAACTTTCTGGTCTGGATAAGGCGCTGGCTGCCGGGGCTACTGAAATCACGAAAGAAGAATATTTCGCCCGCAAAAACAGTACATACTCAGGTTCACAACAAAATACTGGTGCATCTGACACGACCGCACAGCCAGAACCGGTAAAAGTTACCGCTGACGAAGTAAACAAAATTATGCAGGCAGCCAATATCAGCCAGCCTGACGCCAATCAGTTGCTCGCCGCATCACGTGGTGAATTTGTTGCAGGGATTAGCGACCCGAATGATCCGAAATGGGTGAAGGGGATTGAAACCCGCGATTCTGTGAACCAGAACCAGCAAGAAACGGAACAGAACGACCAGAAAGCGGAACAAAACAGCCCAAATGCGTTACAAAACGAGCCAGAAACGAAACAGCCTGAACCAGTGGCGCAACAGGAAGTGGAAAAAGTCTGCACCGCCTGCGGTCAGACCGGCGGTGGCAACTGCCCTGATTGTGGTGCGGTGATGGGCGACGCAACATACCAGGAAACATTCGATGACAAGAACCAGGTTGAAGTTCAGGAAGACGATTCGGAGAAAATGGAAGGCGCTGAACATCCACACAAGGAGAATGCTGGCAGCGCTCAGGATCACGCCAGCGATAGTGAAACTGGCGAGACGGCAGATCCCTTAATTACGGTGAACGGTCATCGTGTTATCACATCCACCAGCAGGACGTGTGACCATCTAATGATCGACCTTGAAACCATGGGAAAAAATCCTGATGCCCCGATTATCTCAATAGGTGCAATATTTTTCGATCCGCAAACCGGAGATATGGGACCGGAATTTAGTAAGACTATCGATCTGGAAACTGCTGGCGGAGTCATTGATCGTGACACCATTAAATGGTGGCTGAAGCAATCACGTGAAGCGCAGTCTGCCATTATGACCGATGA